CCTTGCTGAAGCCCTTGCATCTGAGCCATCTGCTGATCTTACTTCCCAAGCATAGCCATATCGTCAGGATTGGGAAGGGCGTTCGGAAGTACCAAGCCCATAAAGCCCATCAAAGTCTTGTGGTACTCAATGAAAGCGTTCTGTACCTCGGCCGAAGACACAGCCATCGTCGGACTTGCCATGAACGAATTCAATACCCGAATCTGCATCTCTGGTTTCGTGGTCTGAGGGGTCAACACAACTTGGCCCGGCGTCTTTCCGTCACCAAACAACAACAAACAGTTGCGGACCACAGACTCGTAGGCACTCTGATGCTCGTCACTCCATAGCGCAAAGTCAAGGCCCTCCTTCAATGCAAACAACATGAAGGTGTCCTGATCCAACTGGAACTGCTGTTGCATCTGAAGTGCTTCTTGCTTCCGTGCAACCTTGCTCCTCGGATTGATGTCCTTGATCTTGAACGACAACTGCCCAAGCGACGGCAACGGATTCTGCTCAAAGCTCACCGCCATCGACTCAGGGTCCACAACCACACCGGCCAGATCCAGCGTCAGCTGGTCTACCGTGAACGTCTTCGGGCTGAACACAACCTCCCGAACCGTGCCCGCCAACACCGCTCGGTAACAGTCACCCCACGCCTGCTGAACACCGGCGGTCGGCGTATTCATTGCCCGATTCACTTGCTCATCCAAGAACTGCAAGCCGGTCGCCGAGTCCACTCGGCCCTTCTCCGCAATCAAATCACGGATCGGGTTCAAACGGTCAATCTGCTGAACCGCGAACGCACTCACACGCCCAGGCACGTCGCCAGAGTTGTACGGCGTAATGTTGAACGGACGGAAACCCTCACTGATCGGATCCGGCTCCCACGGGAACACCCGCAAGCCCTGACCGACGTCTCGCAACATCGTGTTCGCGTTGAACGAACCGTGCGGCAACACCAGCACACCGTACTTGTCGATGTCCCGAATGTTGTTAAACAGCGACTTCTGTAGACGCTCGGCTTCGCGGCACAATGGGAACAACAGGTCGAAGACTCCGGCGCCGTGGAACGAGCCGTTCTCCATGAACCTCGCAAACCCAATCGGGCAATAAACCTCTCGGCCCTCAAGATCCTCATCGTGGATTACGTACTCGCCGCTTGTCACAACGTACCGAGTCACCGTGTCCCGAGGACCCTTCAGCCACAACTCACGAACCCGAACCACCTGCATTGCGTCAGCCTGCGGATCATGCCCAACAACCTTCTGATCCGAATACACCACCTGTGACCCCAGCGTGTACTCGTTCGCATTCTGTTGCTCAAAGGTCTCGCCCGGCTTGATCGTATAGAACTCCATCCGTTCCTTGTTCCGAGCCACCTTCGGACCGAAAGCATCCTTCAGGAACTCCATCGACACCATCCGTTGACGCAACAGACCACGCTGTTTGGTGTAGTCCGCATTCAACGACGGAAACGGAAACAACTCCATCGGATGCACAACTTCAAGATCGGCCGTCAACCCAATCGTTGGATGATTCACCATGTGACCTGTGATGCCGCACGAACCCAACAGCGTGAACAAATGGTTGAACTGTGGGACCACCCGATTCAACTGGTGTTCCGAAACCACCTGGTCCAACATGATCTGCGCAATCGACCGTTGCCGAATCGAACTCAAAGACGATCCAACCCGTTGCACCAACGGCCTAAAGTCCAAGCCGCTCAAACGACCCGAGATCTTGTCGACCGCACTCAACAACTCGCTCGACTGAAAGTCCAGCCGATCTTGTTCATCCAGATACGAGTACCGAACAGTACCGCTCTCCGGATCAAACACATCAAACTGCCGGGCCCCCATCAGGTAGTACAACGCCACCAGCCACGTCGCCCTCCGGTACGCCAACCGGTTGGTCTCCCGTTCGCAGTGTTCGTCGATGATCCGAGCCAGAGCCATCGGATCCTTGGTCAACTTGATCGGATCGTTTGCCATTCCTTACCTGCGCTTTCCGGGCTGCAAAGCCGCCTGGGACCATCTGCATTTGATTTCGTACTTGAGAATACTGCACCACTGTTTCCTTCGCCGGTACATCGGCAGCGTAGGGTGTCCCCCCACTGGTAACAGAGGGGTGACGAGGACCGTTGCCAAAGTAACTGAGGCACAAGATCCCCATCCAAGCATCGGAGATTGTGACCTCCGGATCCGCCCCTCTAGCCAGTGGGGGGTCCTTCTCTGCAGATCCACCGAAGTACCAACGAGACATGGCCTCGAAAAGGGACAGCGGGATCCGCGATTCAGATCTTGGTCCGGCCGGTCGGTCTTGGATTTGGGGTTCGTGCATCTAGGATCTCGTTCACTTGTTCTGCGGTCAGCTGATTGATGTCGAGGCCTTCACCAATGTGGAAACCGTTCTCGACGAAGTCTCCGTCTCTTAGGCGTTCAAAGAGAGTCTTGTTGGCTGCAGCAGGGCCAGCCTTTGAGAGACGACCACGAAGCACAAACTGGGACATAGAGACCGCGTCAAGGCAGTCGTCTTTCTCCAAGCCGCCGTCCTGAGCTTCTGGGTTGAAGGATTCGATCTGATCGAAAAGGTAACGCCATGGGGTTTGATCTCGACGCCACATCGGCAACTTCAATTTGCCGTGCTCAAATCGGAACTGAAGACCAGCGATCTTGTCCTGTTTCTCAGAAACACCGGGATTCAACTTGGTGATCTTGGGCAGATGCTCCACTCCCGCCATGTCATTGGCGCGAGTTGAAACGATGGACTGCAATGCGTTGTAAAGGGAGACGCCTTGACGAATCGATTCGGGGTGGACGGTTGGACAACGCCAACGGTCGGCCATCTCAAAGATCGCCCTCACCAACTCAGACTCTTGGCCTTGGCGGGCCCAGAGATCCAAAACGAACAAGTCGTTCTGAGGAGTGACGGCCATCAGACAGCAGACCTTGAAGTCCGAGTCTTTGCCGGAGGTGTGCGAAGTATCGGCTGTCATAAAGATGCGGGCGTACCCCCGAAGAAATTCGGGCAACAACATCTTTTGAAGCGTGACAGATTGATCTCGGCGCTCGTGCCAGCAGATGTACGTCGATGTTTCAAGCGGGCGATCCAGCCGGTCGTCAATCTCCTCAAACCACCAACTGTGCTTGATGTCATCAAGTTCCCCAAAGAAAGCACCTTCACCGTCGCCAGGGGACGCCAGATACTCGGAGGCAAAGTTGCTGGCCCCGATTGTCTCGCGGATCTCTTCCAACGACAAGGCTTCTTTGAAACGCGGTCTTGTGGTCGCCAACTGAAGCCGTTCTTTACGGGTTGTCGGCCACATGTCCGGCCAACACGAACTCATCACGCCGTCTTCTTCAATAGCCGCCGGAATGATCAACCGAGCCCAACGATTGAACCGAGGATCCTTGGCCCGTTGGCCTTCAGGGGTCTCCTCTAGTTGCATCGCATGCCACAAGTAGTGTCGCTTCGACACAAAGGTTCCAACCCAATCGACACCAGTGTCCGGTCGCGTGACCATCGGGATCACGATTTTGAAGAGCAACTCAGACATGTAGGCGCGAAGCACCGACATCGGGGTGGAACTCTTAGGGTCGTACTCAGGGTCGTCTAGTCGGTAGCGACGAGGGCGACCGCCGCGCTGCTTCGACGAGGCACTCAAGAGACGGAGCCACGATCCATTGTTGAGGATCATGTGCTCCGTACTGAACGAACCCTCACCGCGACGAGGAACGATGCGGCCATCGAACTCGGGCGCAAAGTCATCGTGAAGCCGCTGATTGTTGATCAGCTGGCGCTTCAGACGTTCACCGACTTCGCGGGCGTTCGGATGCGTCGAGGTTGCATAAACGAATGAATATGCAGGCCGCGTGATCAACCGAAGCAGCATGTCCTTACAGTTGAGGTACGACTTCGCCGATCCACGAGGCGCAACAGCCGCCGTCAATCGGTACGCAGCCCACTGTCGCAGAAGCACCCAGTGAAAGTCTGGTGTCTCCAACGGCGTGTCGTCGTAGAACAACGGATTGAAGTCAGCGTCTTCGTCAGGCCAAAGGTAGTAGCGGTCAAACCACCACACAGAAGACACCAAGTTGTCGCCTCTTGCAACAAGATCGTCCTCGTGCAATAACCACTGACGACAGGCATTGACACGGGCTTGCCGCTGACCATCAGCGGTCAACGAGTCGTAGTCCGCAGGCAACGGATAACTGTCGTTACCTTCCGCACGAGTTGGGATCCGCTTGATTTCCATCGGGCCTCAAGCGTCCGGACCAACACGGCCATCCGTGTAAAGTTTGGCCGCAGCCAAGTGCGCAAGAGCTGCCAACAACATGGTTGGGTTGTTTGTTGCCGGAGACTGAAACGCAATTCGAGACGCAACCTCTGCCCACTTGTAGTTGAGTTTCCCTGCGGGGCCACACAACTCTGCGCGAATCTTTGCGCCAAAGGTGTCTGCGGATCCAATCACACGATCAATGTCGAAGACCCCCAGATCTTCAATCACGAGAGCACCCCAACGAGCGAAATCAAGATTCGTTAGGCGAACCAGTACTTCGTTCAGTTTCTCCACCGGCTGCGGAAGGGGGTAATACCCGAGAGGCAATTCTTGATTTGCCTGGGAGGGGAAGTCCTCGGACTTGAGAGAGGAGGCGGGACTCGGAGCGGGTTTGTTCGATAAGGGTTCCATCTTCTTCATGGGAAATCATTCTAACCGATCCCGTCGAAATCATCCCATTTACTTCTGCAACTTCTCGTACACGCCTGTTCAATCTTTGAAGTGCGGCAAGTCTTGTGTTGTCTTCGAGAGAGTTGCGAGCGATATCGATGTACATCGACACTTCTTCCTCGACGTCGAAACCTGAACGCTGAATCGCGGCCGCAACCCCGTCAATCGAAAACATGGCGCGGATCACATCTTCGCCGTTCTCAATGATCTCTTTGGGTTTCTTTTTCATGCGGCCTCCTGGGTCCCCCCACTGGACATCATGGCTGCACCCAAGATTCCGGCTAAGGCCAATACGGCCAATGGGTTTCGGATGTTTCGGCCCATCTTCTTGCCTTCCGATTTCATCACCTGGGACCAGCGTTCAACGTCCTTTTCCGAAACCAACTGGGTTGTCTCGGCA